AACACTACATTCGTGGAATTATCGTTTCACTATCAGAGACAATATTCCACGATATTTTTTTGACGAATTTTTGACGGATAAAAAAATAAACGTGCAAGCCGTTCCGGGGAGCCTGCACGTTTTTTGATGCGTTACCAATGTAACACCATATTAAGTTTATCACTATTTCACTGCCAGTGCAATGGCCAGACAGGCTGCAGCCGTTGCCCATCCGTTGCGCTGGGCTTTAATGCGAAGCCGAGTCCTTTTTTGCTCTTCTGCGTATTGTTTGAAGGATTCGTTGACCTTCTGCAATGAGTTCTCCTGATTCACGGACAAGGCTTTCAGCGTTGCTATTTGCAGCTGCAGCTGCTTCAATTCCTGCTGCGCCCGCTTCAATTCCGCCTGAGATTTTATCAGAGCTGTTTTGGAGTCCGTCAATTCGTTCTGTAATTTCCCGTTGACCTGTGACAGCTGACTGAATATGCTGTCCAACCTGTTCAGCTCCGCCACTTCCACCGTCACCGTCTGTGGTTCCGGCGTTCCGGAGGCCGATGCAATAGCTGAACCAGCAAACAGCCAGTAACAGAAAAGCAACGATAATGCCAACAGTAATAATTTTTTCTCTGTTCGCCCAAAGTCGCTGAAAATAATCATACATCAATAGCCCTCCACAACTGTCAGTGCCACATCGTTTCCACTGTCAATAATCATCTGGGCCAGCTCCACACCGTCCCGGTTCTGCATCCGGAGACAGCCATAAGTCGGAACCCAGCCCTGATAATCAGCATAAGGGTCCGGAAGACCAGAACCGCCGCCGTGGATATCACGCCCACGGGGGTCGCCACTGGTGATGTAAAAGTTTCCAAACGCCGGGCCGTATTTTCCATCGGTGATTTCTGCATGGACATGCGTATACAGGCCGTTAGGAAGGGAACCTCTCGGGTCACCGGAAGCATTGTAGCCGGGAACGAATGCGTCACGGCAGGGCCAGCGACCAACGACTTCATACCGCTCATTCATCGCATAAATCGTCTGTTTTCTACGCTGGAACTGAATTTCTTTAATCATCTAATTACCTCTTCCTAAAGAAATTAACGTAAAATGCTAACATGCACCGCTTGGGGATATCTTCTATCTTCCACCCAAACCAAATACGGATTTTTCTTGCATCACTGTAATTCTGTTCATACCTGAACATGAACGCATTATCAGCAACATATAACTTGTTGCGGTTGCCGTTGGAGGAATAATCAGCGTATTTTGTTACGCTTGTCACATCGACCCCTGTAACCTCGTATGAGAAGCCGTAACCAGTGTTCCTGTACAACCATGCCAATCGGCAGAAATACCGCTGGATGCGTTCCATCAAGGTAAAGTGTGGGTCGATGATGTCCACATATCCTGCAATTCCTGCATCATGATTCTCCCAATGGTATACATAGTGCCGTGCATAGTCATACTGGAACAGCTTTGGTACTTTACTCTCAGTGACCATCCATTCCACATCAAGCGTGTTGTCCCATGTCTGCCACCAACGTAGTGCCTTTGGTAGGTTTCCGTATTCATCAGCAAACAGGCAGATAAAAGGGTTAGTGATATAGCATTGGACAGTAAAAAGGAAGTCAATAACAGCAAACAGCAACCATTTTAAAAATATCACTTTATTCCCTCTTTTCGTTTTTGCAGTAACCCCCGTATCTCTCCTGCTATCTTAATTCCACTTGAATCAAGGTTTTCGCAAATGCTGATTCCTTCAGTTATGGATAGTACGCAACAAACGATAACTAATGCAGGTTGAATCGGTGAATGGCTAATTTTTAAAACCAAATCGATTAAGAACCCTGTAATGAGAAGCAACGAATAAATAATGGTCTTTGAGCAGAAGCCGTCACGCAAGGCGTATGAATCCACGAATCTCCAGTGATGTGCTTGCCATATGTACTTAATATAGGTAAGCAACGAACCACGTTTTTCAACTATCCGCTTATCGTAGGTGGCTTTGTAGAGTAACGACGCTTGAAAGATACAGGCTGTAAATATGTCGATTATCTCCAGTAGCATGAGAAGCAGGAAAATAGTGCCAATATCCAACATTGTTGCTCCCACTGCGCTTGCCGCCAGCTTTTCGATGCCCTTATCTGTGATGGATTTCAATGTCTGAGATAACTCAATTTTGCTAAAAACTTCCTTCAAAATTTCCCGCACAGTTAGGCCTCAGGCCAACCAATAGCCTCAACCTCAGCATTCGTGGTTGCTTCGTTCACCTGTTCTTTCAGCCCACGATACGTTACATGGAGCTCGTTACTCCGCACCGCCGCCGCTGCAATAACGCCACGCAGTGTATCGGCTGTCACTTCTACAACAGAATTATCCGCCGTAGTCCAGCCGATGGTTCCTTGTGTCTGATCCAGCGCAATGATAGCCGCATTGATGCGGTCGAAGCTTTTGACGTCGAAGTCGTAAGCATGGCCGTAGAATTCAACCGGTTCCACTTCCTTCGAGTCCCGGATGCCTTTCAGTTCTGCCAGCTTTGCGGCTTTGACATCTTCCAGGGGCGGTACATACGGAGGCGGGTCTATGAACTGGCCGTCAACGTAGATCTTCCCGGCAGCGAATTCATTGAAATAACTATCATCGCCCTGCAGATAGGTTTTGCCGGGATATTCCGCTTCGGCCTTTGCGATAAGGGCTTCTATCGTTTTAGCGTGAATTCCTAACAAAAATGTCGCAACTCGTTTTCCTTCGTCTAAAATAAATAAATACGTGTTTTTCATTTTCTTCGTCCTTTCTTGGAGGTAATTAAAATGAGACTACCTAACGGATACGGGAGCATCGTGAAACTCTCCGGCAACCGCAGGCGCCCCTATATGGTACGCAAAACCATCGGATATGATAAAAACCATCGCCAGATTTATTCGGTTCTCGGATACTATCCCACCCGGGACGACGCCCTTATTGCGTTGGCACATTATAACCAGGAGGACGTGCCAACAGTCGGCATAACATTAGCAAAAGTGTTTCAAGCATGGTTTCCAATGCACTCCAAACTTGTTTCCGAAACAACGGTTGAAAGCTATCAAAACTCATACAATCACCTGCTTTCTATCATGCCGATGCCGATTGATAAGATTAAATACCGCCATATTCAGGCCGTCATTGACAAGATGCGCTCTGACGGTCTGTCATATTCGTCCTGTAAAAAGGTCCGCAGCCTGGTCAATATGCTGTATGACTACGCCGCTATAAACGAATGGTGCAGCAAGTCATATGGAAAGCACCTGCAGCTGGGAACCAATACGCCCGTCCATCCGCACAAACCGTTTACCCGCCGGCAGATCAACAGAGTCTGGGCCTGCAGCCTTCCGGAAACCGACATTGTCCTGCTCCTGCTTTATACCGGCATGCGCTCCAAAGAACTGCGAATGCTTCAGAAAAAGAACGTGAACCGCAAGCAGAAGTACTTCGATATTGTGGAGTCTAAAACAAAAGCCGGCGTCCGGATCATCCCGATCCACCCACGAATCCAGCCCATCGTGGACCGGTTACTGCAGCAGGATGGTAAATATCTGCTGGGCCCGGAACTGTCCTATGCCCAACTTTCAACAAAATTCAACAGGGTCATGGCTGCCATCCGCGCCAAACACTCTACTCATGATTGCCGACATACCGTAGCCACCCTGCTGGACGCTGCCGACGCAAACCCTAACGCCGTCCGGATGATACTCGGCCATGCCGGTGGTAATGTTACGGACGCGGTTTACACCCACAAAAGCCTGCCGCAGCTGCGCCGTGCGATACAGTGTTTGCGCTGACTGTTGCCTTTACGATACTTAACCGGATAACGCAAAACCGCCCAAACAATGATGGTTGAGCGGTTCTTCGTGTTACTTATTTGTTACTTATTCGCTGAAATTCAGTGCAAAACTCAGCGTTTCAGCGCAATCCTGTTACCCAGGGGGGAACAATGTACAATGTATATGAGAAAACTTCAATAGATATAACTTTCCCAATTTCCTTTGCTGATATGGGATACACTGCTTTAGGCCTTTCGGCTGCTACTAATCCAATTGGTATGACGAAAACATCGGCTTCAGCATGTAAATTTGCTAAAAACGCAAATTCAGGTTCAATTTTTTTCTGGTTGGCTGCCGGACATTGATACCGGGTTAATTCCCAAATCCTACCCAAAAAATATCATCTGTCGTCTTGTTGCATGACAGATTGAAACCAGCAGTGCTGCTACCAGCGAGTGCAATACCTATAATAGCGTCTTGGCTTGAATTGGCAGCAAATTGGGCAAAAACTTGAAACGGCTTAACGGAATAGGATATAGGATAATTGTGCCATTCCCAAGTATTCACTTTTGTAGTCGAAACCAATCCCCCCTGGTTAAACCCCTGCAGCAATCCATGTAACGGTAAAAGAGGAATTAGCTTCTTTATCTACTCGCATTTGTGAGGCGCTGATTCTGTTAATGCTTATTGTAGTTTTCCCTGATGGCGTCCCGAAACAAGTATAGTAGGCATCGCTAAAAGCAATTGGGAAGGTAACAAAAAATTGCGTTTCGTTCACTAAATTATATACACTTCCCCCTGGTTAGTATCCAAGACTCAGCCAATGGACGATGGTGGTATCGTTATATTCGCCAAACCGGGCAACGCTAATGTTGACTGTTGTTTTTGAGATTGTTGTGGCAGGATTTGTAGCGGAACGATAACTCTCAACAACATCGGATATAAGTCCGACCGTGCTATATGATATTGGCAATTGAAAGCTTTTCCATGTATTTAGTACATTTACTGTTACAGTTCCCCCCTGGTTATTTCCCTGCCGTAAACCACGAATAGTAAATGCCTGCACTGTTATTCCTCTTAACCTTAAAGGAGGACGGCGTCATGGAGTTGAAATCGACAATAAAGTTTGTATCGGCACTATCTCCGTGGTGTATGACAGATTTTGAGTAATATTTTCCCGAATAAGTAATGGGCAACGTAACCGTATCGTTATTGTTTGCATATCCCCCCTGGATAATTAGACCGCCATATTTGGCGCCAAGGCAGATGTACCAGGCGTTTGCATTGCTGAAATTGTAGCGCACGCCGTCTTCCGTGTTCATGTTTGCTATCATTTTCGACAACACAGACGCGGCCGGGAAGCTCGCACCCGTAGGCAGCGCCCCGGTGGTCTGCAGTTTGGCAAAAACCTTATCCAGAAACACGTCATCAATCCATTCGGTGTTTGCCACCTGCGTGCTGTCATCGCTGCTCGATGCAGTGGGAACTGTAGGAGTTCCGGTAAACGCCGGAGAATTAAGCGGCGCTTTACTGCTTAACGTTGCCGCCGCTTCAGCCGCAGAAGCTGCAGCTGCTGTTTCTGATGCCGCGGCATTAGTCTCACTGGCCGATGCTGCGGATGCGCTTCCTGCTGCCGCCGTTTCAGAATTCAAAGCATTCCCGGCTGCGGTTGACGCCGTGCTGGCACTTCCTGCTGCCGCCGTAGCGGAATCATTAGCATTGCCGGCATAGGTCTGCGCATTGTTGGATGCCGTTGTTGCATTGGTGACCGCAGTTTGTGCTGTGGCTACTGCAGCCGTAGCTGCACTGGCCGCAGCTGCAGCCTCCGTTCTTATCTCTTCGTAATCGGAGCTCATATTCCGTATCTCTTCCAAGATGTTATATGCTTCGATGCTGTCATAAGTTCCGCTTAACTTTACTGATGTATCAGCCATTGTGTGCCACCTCCTTAACAATGAATGGTTTATTCATTACTTCTTCACCGTCTTTTGTCATTACGATCGTGCCGATGCCTTGCGGCAGGTTCATTTCGTTGCTGTACACCCTGACATACTTATCACGGAACAGGGAACATTCAAAGTCTACACTATGACCGCCAACTGTGGCTGTACATTCAAACTCTGCATCCATGTCCCACGGTTCGACGGCCATCAGCAGGTTGAATATATCCCCCTTTGTGCAGGAAATACCATTCTCATCAATTTTAATCATGGCATCTCCTCCTTACGCAGTCCGTAACCAACGAGCCACCGCAATAGACGGTTGTACAAGGCTCATAGCAGCACCGCTGCCGCTGTTGCCAACAGTAATAGTGTGGTTGTGTGCGCCGTTACTGTTAACAGTAATAGTGTGGGAGTGATTTCCTGCGGTAGATGTTTCACCTGTCCAACTCTTTGAAGCATCGAACCCAAAATAATCATCTCTGTCACCACCGTTCCCAACTTCCGCGCCTTGCGTTGGATTTGCAGATGTGTTCGCAACGTAAAACGCTCCACTCACTGTATTAGGAATACCGTCATATTTTTCACCGACGCCGCTAAAACCACCCGTGATATTCATCGTACCTCTTTTGTGAGTATGGTTGCCTGTGGTGTTAGAGGATGCGGTGTGTGTGTGCGCACCGTTAGAAGCAGAGCTTGCTGTATGGTTGTGCTGAGGCATTTCATTGGTGGTAATCTTGTGCGTCTTTTCACCATATGTGCTGCCGACGGTATATCCGGAGTTGCCGCCGCCCGCGATCAATGCGCGCCCGTCAGATATCTGCTGCCATGTCGTACCTGCCCATGCAGTGTTAGGGTTAAAGTTTGCGTTGGTCGTTTCGTAATACGTGCCAACCGGATAGATGATATCGATGAGCTGTTTGACGCTTCGCTCCGTGATGGTTACGTCGCCTGTCTGTCCATTGACTGATGTAACACCCAGGTCAATGTCAACCGCGCCGTCGGTCGGTGTTACACCGTTTACGCTCTCCACCAGATGGGTGCCGTCGAACATGTTATCAATGATATCGGCGTTATCGTTCAGCACCTCGATATCGGCGATGGCATCATAATCCGGTTTGTTAAGTTCCAGATACGTTGTTTTAGATATTGCCATGTGTTATCACTCCTCGTTCTGTCTTAAATCGTTCCACAGCCCGTTACCGCTGTCATAATGAACCGACCAGTTGCCGGCATCTTTTGCAGTGCCCCAAGTTTTGTACATAAACTGGTACTCGATGGCAAGATGCGCCGGCTTTACCTCTTCCAGCGCTTTCTGCAGCGCGTTCAGGTCAGGCGGCACGCCGATGGGCGATATGAACGTCACCCGGATGCGTCCATTGATGAACTCCAGCTTGATGGTGGCATCACGCCACGCGTTACATACTGCCTGCATGGTTTCCAGTGTGCACTTGGAAGCGCCCTGCCATTTTGCCTGCAGCTGGGAGCGCCGCTCATCCAATGTCTGACCACCCGGCAGGACGATGGCCGCTTCCTTTTCATAATCCCGGAGCCGCGTTTCGCTGCAGGTATCGAAGAAATAGTCGTTCCATACGACATCTACATAGGCGCCTACTTCGGACAGCGCCATGCCTGCAGCGTCGAACAGGTTGTTCAGCCATGGGTCGTTACGATATAACTTATTGATAAGGCTTAGCAGGTAACTTTTCAGCGATGTTTTGACGATGAAATCACCGCTCATGATGGTGATTGTCTTGTCACCGTCACGGGTCAGCGCTAAGTCATACTGGTAAGTCCCTTCCGGAAGCGTTACATCAAAATCTACATTGATATACACACGCTGGGTAATGGCGCAGGGATATGCCGTCCCGTTGACAGTGAATACCGCAACGTCCGTGTCCCTCAGGTAATAGTTGCTGGAGAACACGGACAGCCTCAGTTTACTGTCGCTGGAGGTTATGATTGTGTTATCACTATTCAGCCGCATGAATGGTCACCGTCCCCAGAATCGCCACACTCTTCTCCGGAATCGGAACGCGGGCCGTACTGCCGTTGATCTCCAGATCCAGATAGTCGTTAACGCCGTCAATGTCGAGGATCATATCGCCAATCTTTGCAATAGATACATAATTTGTCTGGAACGCAATGCCCGCAAGGTATT